CATGGGGTGCTCCTATGCGGCTCTCGCCCGGTCTAGGTCAATGGTTCGCTGAGCGGTCGTGAGCACGGTCGTGAACAGGTTCAGCTCCAGCAGCGGCAGCACGCGGATGAACTGGGCCAGCGCGCCGCGAATCGCCGTGTATTCGCCCGTGGTCAGGTCCAGCAGTTCAGTGGGGCGGCGGCAGGCCTTGGCCAGCATTTCGAAGGCGGTGACTGCCTCGCGGTACAGGCCCGTGCGGTTCGTCTTGTGCCACAGCGCGACGGCGGCCAGCAGGTACAGCGCCAGGCTGTTCGACAGGTGCGCGGTCGCCCGCCCGCGCTTGGCTGCGTCCAGAGCGATCAGCATGATCAGCGCGCACTCGTCGGCGCCCTCCTGGCCAACCTTCTGCTTGCCGTACAAGTGCGCCAGCGGGTTGGTATCGATCTGGACGCGCTTGATCATGCTGCCTCTTCCTCGGCTTCTTCTTCGGCTTCCGCAGGCGCCTTGGGCGCATCCCCGAACAGCTCGCCCACGGTTTTGGGCTCGGGCGGCGTCAGAACCAGATCCACGTCGCGCTGGATCAGGCCATACAGCTTGCCGATGTCCTTTTCGGTCGGGTGCGCGACCGTGCGCCAGCGCACCAGCACGGAGCCGCCCTGCTGCGGCTCCAGCTTGAACTTGTCGATGGTGATGTCGCCCAGCTTGATGTTGCTCTCGTCGTCGCCCAGGCCGTAATCGACGGTCAGCTTGTACCCGGTGCCCTGGAACTCCCACTTGAACGCGCTCATGCCGGGGAAGCGCAGCACGCGCAGGCCCTGGGCTTCCTCTACCTGGTCGACCAGATCGGGGTTCTCGTCCTGCTTGTAGATCGCGTCCAACAGGCCGGGCGCGAAACGGTTCAGCACAGTGTTGGCCATGCTGGCCTCGAAGATGATGTCGCAGGCGGGCTTGGGGTCTTCGCCATGCAGCTCGGCGCGCGGGTTGATGCCGGTGATCTTGGCGGTCTGGTTGAACTCGAAGAACATTCAGGGCTCCTGGTGGTGAAAGAACTGTTGGTATGGGAGGCGCACGGCCTGGTGAAACCTCCGCGCAGCGCCGGCATCCCGGTCGATCTCGCCGCGCGACTGGACGCCGCACAGGGCGCGCACCTTGTCAGCGGCCGCGGCTTCGCTGGAGACACCCAGGAAGCGCTGGAACAAGGGTTCGCGGCAACGCAGGGCGAGCCATTGGGATAGGTGCTGGCGCATGTCAGGCTGCTTCTTTGAAGGACATGAACAGATCGACCTTGGCCTGCACTTCCGCAAGGAAGCCGAGAACGGACCGTTCCAGCCCTGCGATATACACGTCGTCGCGAACGACGCGCTGGCGGTACAGCTTCAGGTGCTCAGCGCCGGCCTGCATGCGGGGGTCGTAAGAGCAGAAGTCAATCCAGTCCAGGCCCAGCACCCACATTTGGCCGAACACCTGCGGCTTGTGGTGCTCAGGCATGCCGGTTTCCCACGTGAGCAGGTGGATCGCGCTGTTGTGGGGGCACTTGATCTCGATGCCGCCCTTGTCGCCAACACGCCCATCGGAAGAAGCTCCCACCCAGGCGTGCTGGGGATGCTTTACAAAGCCCACCTCACGCACAGCGGCGCCGGTTTCGACCTCGTAGGCTGCCCGTGCGTATGGCTCGGCGTCGGTTCCCCACTGCATAGCAAAACTGCTCTGCGTGACAATGGGCTCACCAGTAAGGCGCTCAACCAGCAGCTCCATCAGGTAGTCTTCGCGCGCCTTGAGGGGCTGGCCGTTGCGACCAGTTACCATGATGTCCGCGAAGCGCGATGCGGTAGCGTGACCGGCACGTTCGCGCAGCCAGTCCGCGCCGCCCTGGTTGGAAAGGCGCTCAATCATTTGCCACCTCTTCGATGACCACAGAGGCGCGCTGCTTGAGTGCGCTCAGATGGCTTGCCAGTGCCCGGCGCTGGTCCTTAGACAGCCTGGACCATGCGGCCTCCAGGGCGCTTGTGCCGGTGTCGGCCACGGCCTCAAGATCAGCCAGGAGGTGCTCGTGCTCTTCGGTGAATTCGACCGTCATCGCTTGCTCGGCCACTGTCGCAGCGCTTTGGCGTACCGGCCGGTCGTTCACGTCAACTATGCGCTCAGCCTCGTCCTGGTCGTAGATGCCCACGTAGCCGAATGCGAGGCGTGCGCACTGAATCATGGCCTTGTGGCGCAGCATCCGCTTGGGGTGCGACTGCCAGGGCTGGGTGCCTCGCTTGCACTCGCTCAGGTACTCGGTGACTTTGATCGGGTGCGTGCGGTCCTTGCGGAAGATGACGCATGTGCACGAATCCTCGTCCTGCTCAAAGTCCATCCCATCGAACTGCGGATTCTCGTTGATGATGCGCGCCCAGCCATCGACGCCCACCACTGGCACGATACCGTTGTTCTTGTCGGGGAAGGCGTAGATTTCCTTGGTCCACGGATTGAGCTTGTACTGGTTCGCGACGATCAGCAGGGCCGTCATTTGCGCATCCGAGACTTGGCCCTTGAAGGCGGTTGCCTTGAGGACCGTCACCAGTTCGCCGGTTTCAGGGATGTTGAACAGGCCGGCCAGCTTGGAGGCTTGCTGTACTACGAGGGAGGTGCTCATGTTTGCCTTTCGTGCGGAGACTATGCCCGCGTGGGTTAGAAACTGTTCAAACTGCTGACCAACACCGCAGCCAAAAGCCCGGTCAGCACAGGATGCTTTTCGATGATGGCGACAAGGCCGGACAGCAGCCGGTGCACCAGCGGCCGGCGGGTCGGGATGCGATTCAAGGCACGGACTCCAGCCAGCAGGCCAGCATCAGGCACGCGGCCACGCCGGCCAGCGGCAGGCACTGGAAGCGATCCGTCAGGCAGCCAGGCGCGCCGAAGAGGACGCGGGTCACGCCTGCTCTCCTTTGGCGAGGGCCAGGGCGGCGCGGGCCTTCATCGCTGGATGATCCGGAAGCACCTTGTCCAGCAGCCGCATGCATGCCTCCTTGGCTTCTTCGGCCGAGTCAAACTTCTCGAACCACATGGAACCATCATAGGTGCAGTACGCCGACCACTTGGCACCGGGCCAAACAACGCAGTCGTACTTGCCGAGAAATTCCTGGCGCGTGTGGGACTCAAGGTTCTCGAAGCTGTAGCCACGGCCGAAGAGGACCGTTCCATCGAAAGACACGCGATGCGAATCCTCGAACCATGCGAGGTCGATGGCCTCGCGCAGCGCCTCCACCAGCACCTCATGGCTGTTCACGGCGCGGACGATGAGGGCAGCAAGCGCCTCGCTGTCGGGGCAGCCACGAACATCAAAGCCACCATCCGGAAAGGAAACGATAGAACCGTGCTGGCGCATCGGCGTGTGTTTGGCTTCCATGTCATCCTCGTTCGTTGTTGTTGGGCTGTGGCAGGCCGGGCTACCCTCGCCGCTACCTGGTCCGCGCGGTCCGCGCATTCGCTTCCGCGCTCGGATTTAGGGGCCGGGTACTAGCCGGCCAGCTACGGTCATGCGGCCACCACACGCCAGACCTCTGGAATCCCTTTCGGGGGTGCGACAGGCTTCCGCAGATGGCCTGCCAGAGGGCTGGCGTCTGAACCCTGGCTAGGGTCAGCCGGCTGTCTTTCCAAGCTGTCTGCCCTCGCTCGGCGTAGGGCCCGCCGTGAATTTCCTGACCCCATACAGGGCAATCCGGGGATTTGACGGCGGCCTCCGGAGCCAACGTGCTGCTATTGGTGCCCCGGCGAGGTATCGAACCCTCGGCAGCGGGCTGGCTAGGACCCGCTGCGCACCCGCCCAGGGCGTTGATCAGTACAGCCCGCGCTTGCGCTCCCACCGCTCGCACGCCACTTCGTCCGCCGCTGCCAGCAACTGGCGCTGCATTTCGGCCGGGGCGCGCTTCTCCGCTTCGGCGCGCAGCACCGGCGCCATCAGGTCCAGCAGCATCGATGCGGCCTCGCCCTTGTCGCGGAAGATGGCCGCGAAGACTTCCGACGTGGTCAGCTGCACCAGCTCCTGGTCGAACTCGGTTAACAGGGCCAGGTCGCCAGCCACCAGCCCAGCCCGGAACTCATCCACCATCTGCGCCGTCACCAC